GAGGGGTATGCCTGCCATCTCCGCCTGCGCCCGGGCATTATCAAGTCGCGCCTGGGCCAACAGCATCGCATCCATTTGTTCTTTAGTCTGGAGTTGCGCTTGGGCCATCTGGCTTGCCATTTGCTCCTTCTGCTTGATACTGGCGATTAGCTTTTCGGGAAATTGGACGGGGGCGGCCTCGATTATGAAACTCGGCGAAATCGCGTCCGGGAACAATGTGTAAAGCTCCTTTAGTTCGAGGTAATTGAGATGTCGCTGGCTATCGGTGAGCAGTCCTTCGGTCGGATTGCAGTCGAAACGGGTAAAGTCCGGCTCATAGAATCCGGGGGCGGGTTGCTCATTGATACAACGCGTCACCATCTTCGGCGTCATATTCGCCTGGTTCATCTTAACGAGTTTTATTCCCACCTGCCACTTGGCGCGCCGGAAGCCCTGGAAGATGCTCTGTTGCGCCGTAAGGGCCTGGCCGGTGCGGAATACGGAGAGAATCGCGGGCCTGTCCCCCTCATCCCCTCCAAATACCTCTTGATTGAGTCCTGTAGCCTCAGTCTCCTCCCGGTCCATCAGTTCGATAAGTTGAAAGACTCCCGCGCTTGGGCTGGGGCCGGTGAACTGATATATTGCATCCTGCAAAGTCCCGGGGAAGTCTTTGTTTACCCAAATTGTATGACTTTGGCCACTCTTATAGGCATCGTCGGGATTGACCAGTGAACCTTGTCTTGCAACTTTTGCGGCTTGAATACTTGATTCGATAATGTCTATGGCTTGATTGATACGCTTGTCGCGAGCGAATTGCTGCTCATGCAATTTGCGCGTTAAGCTTCGGAGCTTCAATTCGCTTCGCGGACATTCGGGACACCATTCACCGCCTACCCATACGAAGTTGTACTCGTCAATCCCCGTGGGGTTCGGGCCTTCCCACACCGGCTCGGCATCAACGAAGCACTTCAATTCGATGCGGCGGACCGGCTTCTGGAATTTACTGAATATCGGCATACCATTCGGCATCCGCATTGTATCAAGAATAGCCTGAGCGTTACGCGCCCCGCCCACTACCGCGTTCTTGACGAATTGCTCCCATTCGATTTCTTGGCCCGTCATGCGGTTTATGACGAAACTCTTGAACTCCTCAATCAGAGACCACCACTCCTCATAACACCGCATATAGTCCTTGCGGGCCAGTTGAAAGCTGTCTGTCCACCTGCGGGCGTTCATCGGGGGAATCTTGTCTATCCTGTCGGCCTCGGTCGGCAGCAGTTTCTTCACGGCGTCTTCGTGAAGCCACTTGCCCGTCAATATGTGCCGGCAGTCTGATAGGTCGGGCAGCGTGAAACCGGGGTCGAGCATGAATCCATTGTGTGGCCGACGGCCAAATTGCACTCGTCCTTCGCGGTCAAGATACACTTCAAAGAGATTCGACCCTGTTACCAGCGCCCCCCATTTGAAGGTCTCACTGAGCATATCATAGCCGCCCTGGGCCATCTGTTGCATTATGATGCCCGTGTGCTGCCGGGCGGCAATGTCATCCTCTTTGCCGACTGCGCCAATCTTGAGGATGTGCCTGTTCTTGATTTCGTATCCGTGCAATAGTTCTACCTGCCTTGTCGTCTTCGGGAAGGGAACTAAGGAGCGGTCCGTCTTCTTGGCCTGCGCCACCTGTGCGGACGAGAAGTGCGCACCTAAGTGCAGCTCCATATCCGAATCGGCCTCTACGAGGTAAGGACTCCACGCGCCTTTGTAGTCGTTGAACAACTCTTCGTAATCGGCAATCAGTTCGTGTTCTTTCATACTACCTCATGCTGAACGGGCTGGCATATCTTTCACTGAGGGCGGCTAAATCGTTTTGTTCTTTCCTCGCTTGCTTACTGCTCTTGATTTGGGGCCAGGCCCACAAGGCCATTATGAAGGTATCTGCGTGGTCGGGCGACCTGCCCAGCCGCTTCTTTATGTCCTTCTTTGCCTCAATCTGCATCTTTGCGCCTGCGAATTTATAGGTCGGGACGCATAACTGAGTTTCCAAAGTAATGTATGAACTTGCCATTGTCAAGAGGGAATTTGACTGCGGCAGCATTCCTTCACACAGCGCCTTCGCCGCTGTGTCCCAAGCCTCGGCCCGCAGATTGACGTACTTCTCCGGTTGTTTGGAAGCGCCAGCGGGATTGTAGCGTATTGTGGGGACCTCTAATTCCTGCAGCTCCGAAAGCACGCCAAAACCCAGATCTGCTCCGATACATTCGACCACCGCCATACAATTATCGTTCTGCCGGCTTAGCCGGGCGAGGCAATTGCTTATCTGCGTGGTCTTACAATAGGGCAGTATCACCTTCTCGGCGATTTCGGAGTCGTGCATCAGATAGATTACACACTCGTCATCGCCTTCTCCCGCCGGGTCGCATACCAGATATGTGCGAAGATATTCTTGTGGCCGTCTTATCTTGGCATCTACCAGCCACTGCGACTTGATAATCTGATTCGGACCCTCTACGCTCGACCAAGAGCCGTACAGATAGGCTTGGAGTAATTCCGGCCTGTGCTTGAACGCCTCTTGAAGAATTCCAATGTAAGTAGTGGGCAGGTGCGGATTGTCTGAGGGCAGGGCTTGTACGAATCTGTTCTGTGGGGGTGGGGCGTCGATGAACTCAGGCTTGAGCCAACTTGGCGCCGGGTTCGCCGTGAACAACCCCTTATACCTCAGTTGCTTGCCGCCCAACTTCATTCTGCGCGACGCACGGAGAATAGAAACATCATCCTGCGTAAGCTCCTCCGCCTGGTCAACACCGATAAAGACATACTCGGCGCTATTGAACTTGTTGACCGTCTCTTGTCTATCGAATCCGCCGAAGTCTATTGCGGCGCGGCCCTCGATGAGAATGTGTTTCGGATGGCGGTCGGTCGCGCCTTTGATAGTATAGCTGGCGCGGGGGATTATCTCTTGCCACGTCTGCAAGGTCGTCATCGTGAAATCGACTGACTGTTTGCGCCCGATGAATCCGATATGTGGCGGGGTGTCGGTGGGCTGTAAGTTGAACTGTTTGATGATCTGCTTTGTGAGCCACCAAGCCCACCAGCAGAGGAACCACGACTTGCCCGGCCCCTTCGCTCCCCCGAAAAGCACGTCGGTTACGGCGGGGTCATTCAAGACTTGAAAGGCTTGTCCTTGTCGGGTCGTTAGTTCGTAAGTCATCATCTATGATATTGGCCTCAATGGGCTGATCCTTCAATAACACGTTCACGATTACCTGCTGCGCCTGTTGTTGAGGCGCATCATGCCGGCGGATGATTTCGCATATCTCGGCCAACTGTGTGAGCGCACTGATTTTGTTATGTGTATGCACCTGCATCGTATTTCTACCCCAGGGACGCTTCTTGCGGGCAAAAGCAATCTCTGTGAATTCTGCGATGATATTATCCGCGTTTATGTTGTGTTTGCGGACAAGCGGTTTGAGCTTTTCCGCTATGGCTTTCTGGACGTTGCCGTTTGTTGCCAGCATCCGGGATGCTGTGGACCGTGCCCTCTGGGGTGCGTATTGGGCTGTAATCGCAGCCTGAGTCCCATTGAAGCCGTTGGCGACATACGCGCTGACAAAGACTTGCTGTTTGATTGTGAGGTTATGTGGCCTCGTTTTTCGCATACCCCATAAGATATACCTCTTGCGGCGTAGGTGTCAAGTGAAAAGATTTTTCGCATTCTGCAAGGATTTTCCTTGACAAAGCTGCGCTGATATGATACTTTGTGATTATGAACTTGGGCGAACACATTCAAAACAATAATCACGCGGCCCCGCGCTTGGCTCACCAACCTTGCTCGCCCAAGTCCAGTAGTCGGGCCGGGGCCTTTTCTTGAAAGGGTAGGAAAATGGACTTAACGCCGGAACTCAAAGCTGAAATTGATGCCCGAACGTATTACTCCCTGCTACAGCAATGGCGATTCGCCCCGTCCGGGACTCCTATGTTCGAGGGCGAATCAGGGGAATACTTTGGCAAGCGAATGAGCGAACTGAAAGCTCTTGACCCCGGCGGTGCAGTTGCGGCGTCAAAAGCGCTCGGATGATAACTCTGGGGCCTTGTATTTGAACCCGTTACAAAATGAAGCACTTTATTGGAGCGCCCCGCCCGGTATAGCCGTAGCCGCAAAAGCAGGCGGGGCCTTGTTGAACCCGTTACAAACGACTCGGCTTGTCGCTGAGTCCTGATAGGAGTAAAGAAATATGAAAACTTGCCGCAACTGTTGGAAATTCAAATCGTGTGCAAAAGCGATGAAACGGCTCGGCGTAAATCCAGACGACCCGAACAATGAGGCAATCCGAATCTGTGCGGTTTATCATTCCAAAGAACCGCTAAAGGAGTAAAGACTATGACACAAATCAAATACAA